TATTCAAGTAACACCATATGTTCAATTATTTGATAGAAGATTATTGGGTTTATAAATAAAAAAGAAAGAGGTTTAAATCTCTCTCTTTTTAAAAATGATATTAAATTCATAACCTAATGCGTTACTAATTTCTGTTAATTCCTTTGTAGAAAAGTTATTTCTTTTAAATTTGTTTGATAAATTTGGTTGACTGGTGTTTAATTTATCGGCTAATGCTTTTAAAGTTATATCTTCATCAACCATTATTTTTTTTAGTTCTTTTGCTATATCCATAATACCACCTCTTATAATTATATAATACACTCAATAGTTATGATAGTAAATAAAAAGTTATAATTTATAACTTAAAAATTATAATTTGTGTTGACAATATCACTCAATAGTTATAATATATAAATATAGAGTTAATAAATTAATTAAGGAGTGATATTATGAAAATGCAAGAAGAATTATTATATTGCATGGATAATTTAAAAGGCAGATGTACACTTATTTATTCTTATGGAAGTATATTTGATTCGGTTGTGTTAAACTATGACCCCGATAATAGAATAAATGAGTTGAAGAAAAGCGGCACTAATAAATTTGAAATTTATTTGACTTTGAAACTTGAAGAATATAAAGAGTTTAAGAATAATGCTCATGAAATAGCTAAAATGATAGCCTCGGGTAATGACTTAAAGAAGGTGTCGTTTAATGCTTAATGAAATTTGGAAAGATGTTAGAGGCTATGAAGGTATTTACCAAGTTAGCAATATGGGAAGAGTAAGGAGCTTGGATAGATATATTGATTATGGATTTAGAAAAGCATTTAAAGCGGGACAAATATTAGCAATTGGAAGATACCCAAACGGTTACTGCTATGTTAATTTTTGTGTTAACAGAAAGAGAACCAGTCAATTGATACATAGGTTAGTAGCGATTGCCTTTATTCCTAATCCTAATGATTTACCGGAAGTAAATCATAAAGATGAGGATATTACAAATAATATAGTTTTTAATCTTGAATGGGTTACTTCAAAGAAAAATGCTAATTATGGTACAAGGAATAAAAGAGTTGGAGAAAAATTATCTATAAAAGTTATTAAAATTGATAAAGAATTGAATCCAGTAAAAATTTATAATAGTTTAGTTGAAGCAGGTAACGAAAATAACATAGATATATCTTCAATAATTCGAGTTTGTAAGGGCAAGCAAAATACAAGCAAAGGCTATAAATGGATGTATTATGAGGATTATTTGAATAAATGTAATTAAAGATTAAGGGTGCTTTATTATAGCACTCTTCTTTATAACTGCAGAATTTGCAAACAGGATTGAAAATATAGAAGTTATACAAAAGGTGCAGCTCTTTGACCGTAGAAAATTGGGACTGTAGGAGGTGAAAACATGATAGATTTGGAGTTATTGAAAAAATGCAAACAGGATTTTGATATGAAATTACCTGAGTATATGACAATGCAGCGTTATTATGATGGTCATAGTGATGCAATGGAAAAATATCAGATGATAACAAAACGTGCAAACACAAGGGTAAAATGCAACTTTATACAGAAGTTTGTTAATGAGGAAGCGTCCTACTGTATGGGTAATAAAGTAACTTACACTTCACATTCGGGTAATCCGAACGTAGTTGAAGATATAAGGACAAATTTAAGACACTGGAGAGAGAAACACAACAAGGAATTATGCAAGCAGTCTTTAATTTTTAATGAAGCTTATGAACTTTATTATATTGATTCAGAAGGGCTTTTTAATTCTTTGATATGCACTCCGTTGGATTCTTATGTACTTCAGGATGATTATGGCAATGTGATACTTTTTATCAGGTTTTGGACTAAAAAATTTGACACCATGAAGCAGTTGTATGCAGATGTTTATACTGTTGATACCATTGAGCATTATAGCGTTGTAGGGGATGTATTTACACCAATAACACCAAGCACTGATGAAATAGTAAAGGGTAATGATAATAGCAGCACAGGATTTAATAATATTACAGGTATAGGACCGGTTAATAATAATGCTGATGTGAATGTATTTTCTCAGGTACCTGTAGGAATTGTAAATATAGGGACTATAGACGAAAGCCTTTATGCTATGCTTAAAGGACTTCAGGACGGATATGAAACAAACCTCTCAGATATGGTAAATGAAATATCTGATTTCCGTAATGCATATCTTGTTTTTAAAAATTGTAAGCTTGATGATAAAACCAAGGATGAAAATGGTAATGAATTTACCAGGGCAAAATACGGATGCCAAATGGTTAATTAAAGAAATAAATGATTCCTTTGTACAGAATACACTTAATACACTTGAAGATAAGATGTACCAGCTTGCAAGCCATATAAATAATAATGAAAAATTAGTATCAAATACAAGCTCTTTGGCTTTAAGAAATAGACTTATAGGCTTGGAAGAGAAATGCACCAATAATATACAAGCCTTAGTTGATTGTATAAAAGTAAGACTGAAATTTTTGTTTGAATACCTGAAGATTAAGCAGAATAAATCTTATGACTGGAAGGATATAGACATAAAAATAACACCTAATATCCCAACAGATGATCTTATGACCAGTCAGATAATTTCACAATTAAACGGTAAATTAAGCACAAAGACAGGGCTTGCACAGCTTTCATTTGTTGATAATCCTGATAATGAAATGAAAGAATTGCAGAAAGAAAATGAAGCTAATAATATCGGAAATGATTTATTAAATAGTTCTGGCAATGGTGGTGATACAGGTGGTGAAGATTAATTCACAGTATCAAAAAATGATAACTCAAATTAAGATTGATGCTGATGATTTTGCAGATGAACAAATGCAAACCGTTTATAAAAATCAAAAGGATCATTTGACAGAACTGCATAAATATTTAGGACTCTTATTTATTGCTTATGCTGTAGATGGATTGCTAAAAGTTACTCCATATCAGAAATCTAATATTTTATCTGACTTAAATTCTAAATTAACATCTATGGCAAAAGATATGGGAAACACGGAAGCAAACAAGGTAACAGATATTTTAAAGAAGAACTATACAGATACTTATTATAAAAATGCTTATGCAATGGACAGTGGTTTAAATGTTAATCTTAAGTTTAATATGCTAAAGAAAGAATATATAGATGCGGCTGTAAATAATCCTATTGATGGAGAAATTTTTAGCAACCGTATATGGCAAAATAAAGCCGCTGTAGTCAATAAAGTTAAACAAGGTATAACTAATGCCATGAATGGCGACACGACCATAGACAAGCTCGGGAAGGACATTCAGACCGCCTTTAATATAGGAGCTTATGAAAGCCAGAGATTAGTGCGGACCGAAAATGCAAGAGTGCAGTCGCAGGCAATAGATGATATTGGAAGAAATTCAGGATGCAATCAGCAGATGTATTGTGCAACTCTTGAAGCGAATACATGCTCTGAATGTGCTGAACTTGATGGACAATATTTTGATATTGATGATGATTCAAAACCGCAAATACCTGAAGATACACATCCCGGATGCAGATGTTTATATATAAATGTTCCACCAGTAGAAAACTGGAAACCCACTAAAAGAAAAGATAATTCTTCAAAAGAAATAATTGACTACGAAGATTATAGCCAATGGCTTAAAGACAAAGGCATAAATGATGATGAATAAGTCTTAAGAAATTAAGGCTTTTTTATTTTATAAAAATTTTGGACTTGCAGGGCTTTATGAACTGCAAGGACTATACAAGGAGTGAAATCAACTATGACACAGGAAGAAATAAAAGCTTTGACAGAAGCCGTTACAAAAGGCGGAGATACTCTTACTAACTACATCAAGGGTTTAAAACCAACAGAGCCGGTAATATCACTTGATGGAGTTAAAAAATTCTTGGCAGAGGATGAAAATGGGAAAACTTATCTGCAGAGTACAACTGATAAAAAGGTTACAGAAGGGATTGAAACTTTCAAGAAAAACAACCTTCAATCCTTGGTGGATGCCGAATATAAAAAGCAGCATCCAGATGCAGACCCAAAAGATACTAAAATTGCAGAACTTGAAGCTAAGTATGAGCAAATGCAAAAAGATGCTGCACGGAAAGACCTTACTAATAAAGCATTACAAGCTATGACAGAAAAGAAACTGCCGACTGATCTTGTTAATTTTATAGTTGGTGAAGATGAAAAAACAACTAAGGCAAACCTTGAGACTTTGACAGGAGTTTTAAGTAAACATGATGAAGCTCTCAAAACTGAAATTTTAAAAGGCTCTTATAAACCGGGTGGACAGGGTGGTGCAGAACCTACAGAAGAAACAGCAAAGGCTCAGATAAATTCTGTTTTTGGAATAAAATAATTTTTTGAAAGG